AGAAGACGATATTGATCATGCGTTGGACGAGTATGTGATGCGAGAGAGTGAAGCTGAATTGAAAGAATTTAGCCAGCTTCATCTTGAGCCAACTGTTATCCTTTCACATCGTGAAATTACGAAGGAAGATTATCTACGTATCTTTGATGAAGATAATGGATATCTTGCAAAGTGGGAAGATGGTATGAAGCTTGAAGCTGGAATCAACAAGCTTGATTATACACCAGAACCTGTTGGTGAATGGAAAAAAGATATAACTGAGGAACAACAACCTCTTAAAACATTCCATGGTGAAGAAGCAGAAGATGATCTTATTGCAATGCATCAAAAAATCAGTCAAGAAGATAAAGATAGACTGCTTAATGAATATTATAACAATTATATTAAAAATTACAAATAAAAAAGGGGAGCATTTCTGCTCCCCCTAGTTTGCGGCTTGAAACCGTCTTGTATTGCCCCGCTTTTGAATCAGCGGGGTTTTTATTACATGATGTTAGTGATTTGAATTCTACGATAGTAGGCATTTGAGTTGACAGTGATAGTTCCGTCTGAAAGATTAGGAGTTCCAACAACTGAACGGGCGAATGGGTTTGCAACCATTCCGTAACGAGTCTTGAATCCAATCTTTGGCTGGAATGTATCTTGTCCAACTGCACGAACCATTTGTAGAGGAACGTATGGGCAATAGAAGATACCAGCGTCGAATGCATTGGCTCCCTTATAACCAACAGTCATATAGTTGCCTGTGGTATATGGATCAATGTAAACACGGAAACGACCATTGAGAACACCAGCAAAAGTGTTACCAGTGTCATCTACCTGTAGGTTATTTGAGTTAAGAGCGGGAGTGTAATCAAGAACACCAGCCATCTGAAGTGCAGAAGCAACATCAGAAGAACAGATGATCAAGTTGCCCTTGCCACGACGAGTATCCTTGGCAATTTGATTGGCTTCACGCTCAGTCTGGAACATAAGACCCTTAAACTTCTCAACTGACCAACGACCATTGGAATCAGTATCAAGATCAAAAGTACCAGCAGTTGTAGTACCAGAAGCAGCACCAGTAACAGCTGAAAGGTTAATAGTACGAACTACTTCACGATTGATTTCAGCCATGATTTCTGACTGAAGAATGTTAGCAAGTTCTGTCTCAGCATCAAGACCATGAACAGCCTTAAGGTCCTGAGAAAGTTCCATAGTGTATTCTGCCTTTAGCGCACGGCTACGAGCAGTTACAGAAACCTTGTCAATGCTGAAAGCCATTTCTGGGAATGTACCACCATCACCACCAAGAGTTTCGGCAGTTGCAGTTTCCATACCAGCCTTGAAGTTATAACTTGAAGCAGAACCAGTTGGTGCAGTACCAACATGTCCAGCACCAATAGAACCAGTATAGTTGGTTGGTGTTGACTTAGAAGTATTTACTTCGTCATAGAATGTTTCATCACCCTTTGAACCAGCAGTTGCATACTGTGAACGCATTGCAAAGATAAGTCCAGTTGGACCAGTCATTGGCTGAACGCCGCAGATATCATAAGCAATAAGGTTAGGAACTGAACGACGAATAAGTGAGATAAGAATTGGATCGTAACCAGCAACACCACCAGTGTTACCAACTGCGCTACCATAACCACCAGTACCAGCTGCGTTAGTGATACCTGTTTCAGTCAAAAGTGACTGTGGGTTGAAAGAAGCCTGTTCACGGATTGCTCTTTCTGTGTTCTCAAGAAGAACAGCAGTTGTATTACGACGATGAATATCGCCAATCTTTGGAAGATCAGGATGTTCAAGAAGGGGCTTCCACTTAGCAATTAATTCTTCATTTAGAATGTTCATTTATTTTCTCCTTAAGAAAGTTATTTGTGTAATATTATTTATAAAAATTTACTTTTTAATTGTCTTGGAAAGTGAAGAAACATACATGTCCATAGTTGGGTCCATGTTTGAAGCTTTCTTTACATCTGGCTCTTCAACTTCCTCATTGATAAGTTGATCAGCAACAACTTTTACTTCAGACTTACCAGTGAAATATGATTCCTTGATAATGTTTGCCTTCTTGCGGAATTCATCTGCATCAGAATAATCAACGGCTTCAATAAGCTTGTTGAACTTATCCTTCTGAGTTGTAATCATTCCTTCTGAAAGCGAAGCAGAAATTTCTCTTACTTCCTTTTCATTTACAATCTTAGAAAGCTCGATATTATCAGCTGTAGTCTCGTTGACAAGTTCTTCTAGTTCCTCAATGCGTTCAGCCATTGATTCAACAATATCAGCCTTGTCTTCTGGAATTTCAACATAATGATCCTCAAATAGACCCTTCAATCCAGTAAGGAATGATTCAGTTACCTGAGTGCGAATGTTGTTTTCTACGGCAAGCTTGTTCTCTTCAATCCACTCTGCTACTGCATAGTTAAGATAGGAATCAATATTTTCCATCATATCAGTCTTGATTTCATTATATGATTCTTCAAGCTTGGCTTCGAATTCTTCTTCTAGACGAGCATTTTCAATTTCAACTCTGGTTGAAACTGCAGCTTCAAATAGTGTGCTAACCTTAAGACGGAAATCTTCTGAAAGATCAGATGAGTCACCAAAAAGAAGAGCAAGGTCTTCCTTAATAGCATTACTTGACTTAATAGTAGCCTTGTTCTTTGCAGACATATCACCAGTAGCTAGACGAGAATTATTGTTATAAAGCTCATCATTTTCTGGAACACCCATAGAATCCATTACCTGTGATAGGTCATCCTTGTTTAATTGTGAGGCATATGCAACCATTCTTGAAATTAGATCAGAACGAGATACATTAGTTGGCTTCATAGCAAGAGTTGCTTGATTGGATGCAGATGCATCTTCGTCAAGAGAAATCTCTTCCACTTCTACCTCTTCAATGTTGTTTAGTTCATCAGACATTATTTTCTCCTATAAAATTTTATATGTAAATTATTTATGTTTTTTAAAAATTTGAAATCAGATGCTTAAATACTCTAAGCTTTGCTTCTTCAAGGTCTTTCTTATTATGAGTAACAGCAACAGTTGCAGCTACTTCTTCAATGTGTTGCTTTGCAGCTTCTATCTTCTGTGCTTTAATTAAACCATTGTCCCAAATCCAATCAACGCCTTCCATGATGCCATTTACGAATGCATCAGGTGCGGAAGGATCAGCAACAATATCAGCGGCTGTAGCAAGATAAAAGTCGTCCTGCACAACATGAATTCCGTCTTTCTCTACAATTGATCCCATACCTCTTGTAGAAACACCAAGCTGAACGCCACTCTCAATAAGATTACGAGCAATAGTTCCCATTGGAGTATTGAGGATCATTGCCTTACCCATGAAGTCATTACCTTCTTGTGTCAAGCTAACAATACGGTGTGAAACTCTATCAAGATTGATAGAAGGACCATCTGGATGACCTAGTTCACCCAAGGCTCTGTTCTTACCAACATATTGTTCATTATAACGAGCAACTTCACGAGCAACAGACTCGCACTTGTACATACGACCATTTCTGTTCTTCTGTTCAGTCTGAATAAAAGGTCCAACAATATACATTGTCTTCTGACCTTCTCTGCCCTCTTCTGTGATATATTTTACTTGTTCGTTTAGTTCTGTAATGAGTTTCATTTTATTAGTTCCTTAACTCTTATATGCTATGGGCACAATATGAACGCTAAGATCAGTCGATGAACAATTCACTTTGTCTGTAGCACCTTTTTCTAAAATCATACTTGAACCACCAATAACTTGTGTGCTGTACCTAATTGCATTGTTTGTATAATAGCAATTAATAATAGCAGAAGTGGTTAAAGCACTGGCATGTGTAACTCTTATCAAAGTAGAATTACCAAAAGTATTTGCTCCAACTGTGGTATTAGCAACTTGTGTTATACCTAAAGGTTTGATAATCATCATCTTTAAAATCCTTGTTCTTCTGCAAATCTAATTAGTTGATCAAAGCCTTCTTCAGTGTCTAACTTTTCCATAAATTTTACTTTATTTTTCTCTGAAAGACTTTCATATAATCTATTTAGCTTTTCTTCTGCCATGTTAGCATGAACTTGATCTTCACCACCAATAGGCTTCAATCCTTGTGAAGGAGGAAGAACAATCTTTGTTTTTGGTGCAAGAGGGTCCATCTTTACCATCTTGTCAATACTGTCCTGCATCATATTTGTTTTATTGATAGATTCTAATGCAGCACTCTTCTTACCAACTTCAATTTCTGTTCTTGGCATTTTACGCTTTACAAGTTCCACTCTTCCATCAGGACCAATTCTAGTAGTAGTTTTAATATCACGAGAAGCAGTATTCAATGTTCTTACATCAGCTGATTCAGCTGCAACCTGTGATGCTTTGCCAGATTTAATTTGAGTAAGTGCTTGTTGATGCTTCTTTAACTTAGAAAGAAGATTTGATGGAATTGGTTTACCTTTTTGCTTAAGCACACCAATTTGTCTTCTTGTTCTGTCAGCCCAAAATTCATGATAGTTTTTATCTTGACCAGCTTCAACTAATTCTACTTCTTCTTTTTTAATAGCTTTGCTGGCAATCTCTGATCTTTTCTTTACTAAAAAATTATGCATATGATGTTGAAGACGGAAATGATTGACTCTATCATCTACATTATAGCCAGGGTTCTTCATTTCCTTACCAACAGCTTGTACTTTTTTAAACAAATCTTTACTCTTTTGCAAATCTTGTTTAGCCTGTGGAATCATGCTCTTTGGCTTAGGTTCTGCAGCTTCCTTAACATTCTTCATTGCTTCTTTGCTCTTCAACTTCTGTAGAGCCATATCAGCAAATGTTCTTCTCATCTTCTTTTCATCGCCCATTCTCTCAGCTTCATGACCCTTATCTTCAAGGTTTTTAGCTTTTGCATGGGCAGCACGAGCGGTGTCTACATCTTCTTTGGTAGTTCCAACCTTAGCCTTTAGGCGCTTCCATACTGGATTTGTCTTATCAAGAGCAAGAGCTTGTCCCTTTTGTCTATTCCAAAACTTTCTGTGTCCAGCATCAGTAGTTGTGTCAAGCTTGTCTTGCGAATCTCCTGTTTGAGAAGCATAACTCAAAGCAGTCTTAGTAGTAATTTCATCAATCTGAACTTCTTCATGAACAGTTTTAAACTTAATTGGCTTCTCACTAACACTAAAGCCATCAGCCTTGTGCTTATTATGAGTAGCAGCACTTTCAGGATGACCCTGAATACGCTTCATTATGCTGCTATGATAACCAACAGTTTGATCACGAAATTCTTTTGGAACCTTGTAAGTTTCTTTCTTAGTAACTCTATCAGGATCGCCAGAATACTTTTTCTTTTCGTATTCTACTTCAAATTGATGATACCCTAATGATGACATATTACTTACCTTTTACTGGTTTTGCTTTATCTGGATTTGGTTTCTTGGTAAACTTACCAGCTGTATAACGAGCATACATAGCCTTCTCAATATCAACTTTTTCTTTCTTAGCTTCTTCAATTTCTCTTTGTTCTGGGCTATTCATAACAGTATATCTTAGCATTGCCTTAGCAGTGTTACATGCATCATCATAATCTTCTGTAAAATATTCTTCATCATAAACAGGATTGATTACAGCATAATTGCCATTGATATCTTCATGAACAGAAACCATATAATCATTTAGCTTGAATGACTTGACATGTGAGAATGTATTTTCTTCAATGTCTTCTACTTCTTCTGACATTTTCTTTTTTCTTGTAAGAAGTTCTTTCCAATCAGTCTTTGCTTTCTTATCCTTAGTTGGATCAGGCTTCTTTTTGCCCTTGCCATCATAACGAGCATCGTATTCAGCTTGACCCTTCATGGCTTCAACAACTGCTTCTTCCTT